GATTTCTTTGATGAAGTAGAATTCGATTACGAAAAAGAGAAAAAAAAGTTTATAGACAATCTTAATTTTTTAAAAGAAATGTCCGTACAGGAAATTACTCTTTATAAAAAATGGGAAGAGTTTAATAAAGATGTTTATAGTATGACTCAAAAGGCATCTAAATTTGATAGATTGGAAAATTCTATTTGGATGCCAACGGATATCTATGATAAACCAAGAACTATATTGGAAGTGGAATCTATAAATCCAGTTGTAGAGTATGTAGAACAAGGAAATAGAGATGAAGTTGAGAATTGGACTTTGTTTCGTAGATTAATTCATACAATGGAGTTTACTCCAAATCCAGGTAGAAATTTAAAATTTTATGTTAAAGATAAAAATACAAATAAAGTTTTAGGGTTGATATGTTTAGGTTCTGATGTTACTTCATTGGGAGTTAGAGATACTTTAATTGGATGGACAAAGGATAATAAATTTAAAGATGGTAAATTAAATTATACTTCAATTGCTACTACTATATGTTGTGTTCAACCATTAGGTTTTAATTTCTTAGGTGGTAAATTAGTTGCTTCTATGGTTACATCTTCAGTAGTTAGAGAAGCTTGGAAAAAATTATATAATCAAACATTAGTAGGTTTATCTACTACATCATTGTATGGAGTTCATTCAATGTATAATTCTATTCCACATTGGAAAACATTAGGTTCATCTAAAGGTAGGATTGCTTTGAAACCAGATGATTCAGCTTATGAGATTTGGCATGATTGGTTAAAGGATAATAGAGAAGAGGAATATAAAAAACAAACTACTCAAAAACCTGGAGTAGCAGGCCCACCAACTGGAGTAAAACAAAAAATTATTAAAATGATTTTTAAAGAGTTGGGAATTAAGTTAAAAGATTATGAGCATGGTTTTAAGAGAGGTATATATTTTGCAGACATATATGAGAATGGAAAGGAATTTTTACGAAAAGAGATTGATGAAAAAGATTTGGTTATGAAAAAGAAGTATATAGAAGATGTTGATTATATTAATAAATGGTGGAAACCAAAAGCAATTAGAAGGTATGTAAAATTATTAGATGAAGATAGAATTAAACCAGAGAAATTATTTTATGATGGCATATTAAATATTTCTTGGGAAGAAGCAAAAGAAAAATATTTGGGAGAAGTGGGTAGATAGATAGTGGATAGTTATGTAAAAGATTTCTTTGACTTTAATACTAAGCCAGTTATATGTTTTGCAAGATTAAGAAATACTGATAGATATGTAGAACCATTAAATTCTATAATGGATAGTTTTTATTATGTTATTACAGAGTTTATGGAAAAGTATAGAGATAAATATAATTATACATTTTATTCAATAGAGTTTGGTAATAGGATGCCCAAAAAAGATTATTCGACAATTGAAATGGCTGATTATGTTGTAGTATTATCAGATGCTGAATATACTTTTCATGTGCCTGGTAGAATAGATCCATTACATCTTGATAGAACAAATATGCATTTAAATAATATTAGAAAAATAATTGATGGTAAACATATAATAGTTTGTAGAAGTGATAGAGCTGATGATGAAAATTTATATAGAAAATATACATTTCCTAATAATGATATTGAATTATCTTTTATAGATGAGTGTGATTTTGTTGGTGGAATACATTCATTAAAATATTATTTTTTATTAGAATATATTAATAAACATAATATACCATTTGATAAAGAATATGATTTTGTTTATTGGGGAAGCTCAAAGAGGCATTCTGTTAGGGAAACACCTCCTGAGAAGTTATTTAAGTATGGTGATATAATTGAAAAGGGCAAGGAATCAGATGATGAGAGAGATAGAATATTAAGAGCCATTCGTATGAAGAAAAATAAATTGGATACTTTTTTTATTGGTTCGGTTATTGGGAATAGTGATTATAGTTTTACTTCTAATATGAAAGAGATAATTCCAATGATGTGTAAAGGTAATGCAACATTATGTTTTAATTGGCCAGGTTATGATGAATATACAACTTCTAGATATAATGAAGCAATAGCATGTGGAGTTATACCATTAGTGTGGAAGAATTATGATATAAATAATACATTAGTTTTTGATGATTGGCAAAGATGTTATTCTTTTGAAGAGGCACATAAAAAAATAAAAGATTTACAAGATAAGGATTTTAGAGAAATAACATTTAATAAAATTCACGAAGATTATTTAAATAAAATAAAAGATAAAACCTATTATATAAAAAGATTTGATAAGTTAATTAATAAAATACTAAATTAAGGAGTTATAAATGAAAGAATTAACACCAGAACAAATACAAGAGAATTGGAATAAGTTAATACAACTTATTAAAGATACATTTCCGGAAGATTATCCTGATAATAGAAGGGAAAAACTTCTTAAAATGTATCATTATTTTGAAGATAGAATGTGTATGGCGCCAGCAAGTGGTAAAGAACATTATCATAATGCACATATTGGTGGATATGTTGAGCATGTATTGAATGTTATAAATTGTTCAGTTCAAATAAAAGAGTTGTGGGTTAAGAATGGAGCAACTATTAATTTTACAGATGAAGAATTAATTTTTGCAGCTATGCATCATGACTTAGGTAAAGTTGGTGATATGGATAATGATTATTATATTCCTCAAGATAATGAGTGGTTTAGAAAGAACCGTGGTGAAATATTTGCACATAATCCACAATTACAATATATGTCTGTAACAGATAGGGCTTTGTTTTTGTTAGGGCATTTTAAAATACCAATGTCGCAGTGGGAATATATTGGTTTAAGATTAACTGATGGGTTATATGAAGAAGCAAATAAATCTTATTATATATCTTATAATCCCGATTGGAGATTAAGGTCTAATATTGCTTATATTCTACATCAAGCAGATTCAATGGCAACTCATATTGAGAATGATGTATGGAGAAAGGGGGAAGAGCAAGAAGAGGTTGAAGTTAAGGAAAGAATACATAACATTAAAAAAGCAACAAATACAACAACTGATGATAGTGAAGATGAAGTATTAAATAAAAAACATCAAGACTTATTTGATGAGTTGTTTGGAGATAAATAATGATAATAGAAATAGTATTAGGAATTGCTGTTCTTGCTGAAGGATATGTAATATGGAATTTAAATAGAAAAACAGAAATGTTAGAAACTTGGGTAGAAAGTTTTACTGAAAGTGTTACTCAGATTGAAGGTGATTTAAAGGTAATAGATCAAAGAGGTCATTTTCAAGCTGATGATGAGGTTGGTACAATTTTTGAACAAATAAAAGAAACAGTTTCACAACTTTATAAATTCACAGGAGAAGAAGTAGATGCCACGTAAAAAAGCAAAATCAAGAATGTATTTCACACAATTAACAGAGAATGCTATAATTAGATATAACAAAACTGATGACACTCGGTTAAAAAATATAATTTATAATGATCATATTGATTATCCGTTTGATAAATTGGTGGAAAATATAATTCATACTTTTAAGTTTTATTATTTTGATGTTCCTATTGAACAAGTAAAACATGAAGTAGTTTCTTTTCTTGTTTTAAATATGCATAAATTTCAAGAAGGTAAGGGAAAAGCGTTTTCTTATTTTAGTATAGTTGCAAAAAATTATTTGATTCTACATAATAATAACAATTATAAGAAAATGAAAACTCATACAAAGATGGAAGTACTTGATTTTGGTAGACACTTTGATAGTGAAAAAGATAGTTTACAGGGGGTTGGTTTACATGAAGAATTTGTTAGTAGGTTATTAGAGTATTGGGATAATAATATTACAAATATATTCAAAAGGCAAAAGGATATTAATGTGGCTGATGCTGTATTAGAGTTATTCAGAAGGTCTAAAAATGTAGAAAATTTTAATAAGAAAGCACTTTATGTTTTAATAAGAGAAATGACTGGTTCAAATACTCAACATATTACAAGAGTAGTTAATGTAATGAAAAAGTATTATAAAAGTTTATTTCTTGAATTTTTATCTACTGGCGATTTAGATACCGCAAATACTGGTTCTATATTTTAACGCAAAAAAAAAGGGGATTCATAATCCCCTTTTTTGTTTTTTATTCCTTAAGGCCTATTTACGGAATAAACCCACTAACACTAATAAGGCAACTAATCCAGCGAAACCTGATTCGCCAAATGTACCTATAATTGATGTCAGGTTACCAATAACATTTACGCCAAAGACGCCACTTCCGAACAATACTTCGCCAACGGCTCCTATTGCTACGAAAGATATCATTAGATGAACTAAGTCATCTAACCAACCTTTGACCATTGCTACGACTTCCTTCATGGTTAATCTCCCGTTAATTAAACAAAAAAGGGACTTCCACCCTTAGTAGTTTATCTACCAATAATAACTATTATATATATTTAGTAAAAAACTTTCTTATATATGTATATAACCCATTTTTGAGTTTTACAATATTTATAACTGAGTTATAACATCTTATTTAAAGGAAATTCGATTATGAGTAATGAATATGAAATTTTTAAAGGAAAGAATTTATCTTCTTTATTTAAAGACATTTATGATAATTCTCAAGAAAATAGAAGGCAATTAGAAGTATTAACCAAAGAAATAGTACAGTTTATCAAAGATGGTGATACAGCAGTACAAATAATTCCTATGGTTAAAGAGTATCTTGAAATAAATGTTAAAAATGATGAACAATTAGTTAAGTTAGCTGCAATTGTACAGAAGATAGTTGCTGCTGAAAATAGGGGAACAAGTGATAGTGAATTTGGATTATCAGATTCAGAAAAGGAACAACTTATGACAAGTCTTGATACTACAGTAAAAGATTTACAAAAACGATCAGATGAAATTAACTTAGATGTGGATGAGTTATCAGAGGTAAATTAATATGTCGGATGGATATTTTGGACAAACAGGTGAGAGAACTAATTACAAAGCGCCTGGTGCAGGAGTTGCAAGTGTAACTGATGTAACAAGTGTTCTTTCAGAAGATATTGAAGCAGCTCGTAGAACAAAATTTTATGAGTTAGAAGCTGCAGAAGTTTTAGATATTATTTTTAGTGAAGATGATTTAAAAAGAAATAAATTAATTACTGATGAAGGGAAACCTAAATTTAGTTTTATTGGTGCAGTAAAAGTACGAAAAGTATATAGTCAACAAGGTAAAGATGAAAAAGAATGTTTGTGGGCTAAACCAATAGAACCGAATATTAAACAAATTCCCGAAGTTGGAGAATTTGTTATAGTTGGTAATTATTTAAAGCAATTATATTACAAACAAAAAATAAATCTTTTAGGTAGTGTTAATAATAATATTTGGCCAGGTAGAAGTAACATTGGTGGTTTGGGAAGTAATGGACAATCAAACACTGAAGGTTCAGTAGAAACTAGTGCAACTGGTACTCCTGGACAGGATAAGAAAAAAACTGAATTTAATATTGCTCCAACTTGGGATATAAGACAGTTAGAACCTGCACCTGGAGATACTATTATCAATGGAAGATTCGGACAGTCTATTAGATTTGGTAGTGCTGATCCAAAAGGTGAAGAACCAAGTCCTAATATATTATTGAGAGTTGGCCAATTAACAGATGCATCGAAATTCGAAAAACAGGATATTGTAGATGATTTAGTTGAGACACCTAATAAGCCAGTTAATGAAGATATAGATGCTGATGGTTCTTCTCTATGGATGACAACGGATGAGGAAGTAGATTTGGGTTTTGCTGCAACGGATGGTTTTATTACAGAAGTTCCAGTTTTAGATGGTAAACAAATTATATTAAATTCTGATAGGATAGTTTTTAATGCAAAAAATGATGGGGAGTTATATTGTTTCGCAGGAAAAAATATAAATTTAATTTCTAATACATCAGCAGTTATAGAAACAGCAGAAATTTATTTAGGAAGTCCAGATGCAAGTGAACCAATTGTTAAGGGGCAGGTGTTACATGATTTATTGGTGGAGTTGATTGATGCTATTAATGGAATACATACCATACCAACACCAGCTGGACCTACAGGTCCGTTAAATGCTTCTCAAACTACAGGTGGAGTTTTGGGAACATCCTTAGCAAAAATAAAAGGTAAAGTAAAAGATATTTTGAGTGCACAAAATTATACTATTTAATATGGGCTGGAATACGTTTAAAAAAACTTATAAAGCAAGTTGGGAAACTTTTGAGAGTGGTGAAGATGCTGCTACGTTAATAGTTGACCAATATCATATAGCAATTATGACAGCATTAGGATCTCAAGGGGTAGCGGCTGGTGGAAAATATCTTTCTGGTAATAAAGCAGGTTTATTAAATATGTTAAAACCAGCTTTTAATGCTACTTTAAATGGACAACAAACGATATTTAAAATAGGACAACAATTACAAATGGGATTAATGATGTATTGGATACCAGGTACTGTATTATCAAATGCAGCAGTTATTGCTTCTCCTGGTGCTCCGCCTGTTTGGGTGGATTATCCATCTAATCCTGGGAGGCCTGATATAGATACATTTTTAAATGATTTAGTTATGGCATTTGATACTCATTTGTTGGGAGTTACTGGAGCTATTCCAAGTGCGCCACCAGTACCATTTGTAGGATATAAAGTTTTAGCTTAGAAAGAAAAGGGGTCAATTATGACAAAAAGTGAATTAATGAAAATAATAACTGAAATAGTTAGGAAAGAAGTTCAAAAAGAAGTAAATAGGATATTTATTAAAGAGAATAAACCTATTGTTTCAAAATCAAAATCAAAAGTAGTTTCAAAACCGATTAAAAAGAAAGAGGAAAAACTTTCTAAGAATCCTGTTTTGAATAAAATTTTAAATGAAACAAAGGGTGGAATTCCAGGAGAAACTGGATATGAACCATATCCAACTATGACTGGAGAAACATTTGATACAAATAGAATGGCTGCATTAGTAGGGAACGGAGATACAACTGTAGCTGGTAATGAAGAAACAAAGAGACAGATTGCGGCAGTTCAAACAGTTAAAGAGGCTGGAGTATCAGTTGATGATGTTGGTGAGGGTGTTATGAATGCATTGACAAGAGATTATAGTGGTGTTATGAAAGCTTTAAATAATAAAGGAAAATAATAAATGGGTGTATTAGCAAATGATTTAAATCCAGATACTTGGATAGGTTTAACTTTTCCACTTGGTAGGTCTGAGGGAGTTGGGTTTTTCAATCAAAGTAAAACTCTTGTTGAACAATCTTTAAGTAATTTAGAAAACCTTTTGAAAACTATTCCTGGTGAAAGAGTTCAACAACCTTTGTTTGGATCTAAATTACATCATATATTATTTGAACAAATTGATGGTGATATAGAAGAAGAAGTAAAAAGTGCAATAGATGATGCAGTGTCAATATGGCTACCTTATATAACTATTGCTGATGTATCAGTTAATCAGGATATGACAAACCCTAATATGATTAGTGTACGAATTAAATTTAGTACAACTTTAGATCCTGAAAATTTAGATACATTGACATTACCTTTTAATACTACCCCAGGTTAGGAGATAGAATATGCCGGTTAAGGATATTAAAAAAGAAGTAAGATATTTAAATAAAGATTTTGCTACATTTCGAAATGATTTAATAGAATTTTCAAAAGTTTATTTTCCAGATACATATAGTGATTTTAATGAATCATCTCCAGGTATGATGTTTATTGAAATGGCTTCTTATGTGGGAGATGTTCTTTCATATTACATAGATAATCAATTTAAAGAATCGTTGTTAGCATATGCTGAAGAAAGAAAAACTATTTATGAAATAGTTCAATCTTTAGGATACAAACCAAAATTATCAGCACCATCAGTTACTAAAGCAGATGTTTTTCAAATAGTACCAGCAACTGGAACAGGAGATGCTGTACAACCTGATATGACTTATGCTTTAACTATTGATGATGGAATGAGAATAGAATCCCAAACAAATAATGTTATATTTAGAACTTTAGATGATGTTAATTTTAAATTTTCTGGTTCTTTTGATCCAATGACAGTTGATATTTATGAAACAAGTACTGTTACTAACTTACCGACTTATTATTTGTTAAAGAAGAAGGCAACATTGGTTAGTGGAAAAATTGCTACAGAATATTTTGATATGGCATCTGCTCAAAAATATTCTAAGATTACTTTAGCAAATTCAAACGTTATGGATATTATAAATGTAACTGATAGTGATAGTAATAAATGGTATGAAGTAGATGTTTT